CGCTGTCGAGATTGAGATCATTGGAGATGTTGACGGACGTAGACGCATTGATGTCTACAGTAGGAGCCGTAAGTTCTAGCTCAGTGTCGGCATCGATGTCGAGTTGGCCGTCAGCAGAAGAGTTGATCTTGAGGGCAGAGTCACGGAACTGGATCTCATTCGTTGAGTTAACCAGTAGGTTTTCCCCGAGGCCGTCAATGTAGGCGAGGCCATCGATAAAGAGATCCTTGAACTGAGCACCCGAGGCACCTAAGTCAATTTGACCCGCAGAGGCTGTCTTCGGTTGGATTGTCGTCGCAGAAACTTCGACGTCCTGTACCGGACCAACCTTCGTAATCGGGGCACCTTCCGCCGATGTCCCATCGTGGGTATGGCCTGTCGATTCGTTAAAGGCCGCTTCAATTGCGTTGTACTCACCGTCAAGATCCGATGCGTTGATGACGTTCCCATCAGCGATGTTGTTGCTTGTGTCGTTGCGGGTGTAGCCTGCCATAGTTTTCTCTACCTAAGAAAGTTGATTTTATTATCGGCGTCCGTAGGTGCCGTATTGTAAGACGAGTGTATCGAGAGAGTACGGGGGGTCTTGGGAATCTGAGGTAAACTGAAAGCCTACCACGAAGCCAGAACCTGTGAGGTTTGCATCAAACTTAAACTTCAAGCGACCTCCGTACTGGCCTGTTCCATATTCTGACCGTCCGTAGAAAGACACGGTCTGTGTCACGTTGTTAAATTCTGTAGTTCCCGGTTGGATGACATTGAGCTCATTGAAGTCAAAGAGGGTTGTCATGTCCATGTCGAAACTACCGTCTGGGTCGATGTAAAGAGCCGCCTTGTACATCGTTTTCCGTACTTCCGGGTCGTTGATGGGGAAGTAGGGAGTCGTGAAGGTAGCTGGGATGTTACCCCCATCAAAGGTGTTTGACTGCTCAAGACGGTAGACGTACCCGTCGTCGTTCGCAAAGAACACGTACTCCACTGCCCCGACGTAAGCACTGTAAGACACAAAGGCGTTGATTCCCCGCGTCTCTGCCCACGCAATGTCGAGACCCCCCTGTTGCGAATACTGTGTCGCAATCACTCCACGGGCCGCATCATCAGAGTAGTCTGTATTGTACCCAAACAAACGGTACTGTGACTTCGGGCGAATGATGATTGACGTGAAGGAGGTACTCACGGTGATGAGTTCTGTGAGCTCGGACTGAATTGGCTTCGAGACAACCCCGAGGCCAAAGTCGTTGTTTCGCTCCGTAGCACTGAGGAGTCTCAAACCATCCGCAGAAAGGAACATAACGTCCCCGCCGATTTCCCGTATGGTATCCCGTGCGACACACCCGATGTCTCGAGTTACGGGCTGAACCTGCCAGTCCGCTACCGTTGAGCCGGCTACCACATAGATGGAATTCTCAGTAAATACGAAGAGTTGCTCACGGAATACTTCAAGTCCGGTAATCTCTGCGTCTACCTGTATTGTACCACCACCGAGAGCCGCCGTAAAGTCCTCTTCATCAAAAGGTGCCGAAAACACGAGAACATCGTCAACAGCGAGGAAGATGTGGTTTTTGAACTCGACTGCATGGTTTGCCCCTGCGGTGTCGCTGGGGGCTGACGTGAGTTGCTTGAAAGTAGTCCCATCAAAGGTGAAGGGTTTGCCTACACCATCCACAAACATCACTTTGTCTGTGCCGTTGAAGTTGAAGAGTAGGCTACGGACTTTAGCGGAACCCCCGCCGATGGTCGGGCTTTTTTCGGTAAACGTGAGGGTTGTATTATCTGAGATCGTCTGGGATGAAGACATCACGAGGTTGTTTTGATCAGTTAAACTCGCAACAGTCACGGTTCCTACGATGCCTGTTCCGGTAATAACCATCCCGGCTTTAATTGTCCCGCTGTTGTTGTCTACGACTAAGGTTGTTGAGGCACTAACGGCCCCGTTTACGTCTGCTGTGGCTGTAGATGCAGGAAACGAAGTGCTATCACTGACCTGTGTCCAGCCACTCCCCGAAGATCGAAAGACGTCGTCTCCACGAACAGCGTACACCTGATCGTTGAAATAGGTTAAGCCCCGGATGAGTCCTGTGTTGGATAACGCATTGGTATCGTACTTTTCAAACCCCTTGATGCGACGGTAGCCACCTTCCACCGATGGCTCGTAGTTACGTAACACCGTTGCAGTGCCCGGTGCATTGATTCCCTGCTGTAAGGGACTCATGTTTGTGACGAGGCCACCTTTGAACTCGACGGGGTAAGTCTGCCAACGATCCGGCATCTCTTAAAAGCTCCGGAAGTAGACGTTTTCGTTAACGAGGAGAGTACGCATTGTTTTGATACCGTTCTCGAACTTGTTTTGGGACATGCCCGCCTGCTCGAGATTATCTCGGAACATGTAGGCGTAGTACATCGCCCCGTCCACAATCACGTGGCGAAACTGTTCAGAGATTGTAGGTACGTCATCGTAGAGCTCAAGATCAACAGGAGTCACGTAGTACTCATAGTCAATCTCGTAGGCTTGATCTGGCATCGGTATAATGATGTACTCTTGGTCTGGTGTGCGGACGACGTTACGTGGTACACCCCCTACTGTCGAGTCAGTCTCGTACTCTTGGTTGATGTACCGGTCAAGATACTCGGAATAAGTCACTTGGTGTAGCCGGCGGCCTTCCCCGACGTTGAGAGTGGTGTTACGACGAACACGGAAAGAACCGAAGTCAACGTACTTGGCGTTAGCTGGAAGGGAGTAGCGAGATACCCCTGCTGTGAGGGTGTCTTCGGCTGTCTGATGGTTGTAGGGCCAAAAGAAGTGGGCTTGGTTAATGTGGCGAACTGAAGAGTTGACCGCCTCTTTAATACTCGCGTAAAAGCCTGTAGACGTTGAGAAGTTAGCCGATGTAAGCTGGGTTTCATTTAAACGGAGGGCAACATCGTTTACGAGGCCGAGATAGTTATACGCCATTACCGATCCCTCACTTTGAGCTTAATTGACCGTTTTGAAACACTACCGGTCGAATCTGTGATAGTACAAAAGAACGTGTACTCACGGTTGGCGACACCTCCAGCAATGTTAATGGTAGCGACTGTCGTCGTATTCGATTGAGAAACATTTTGAATACTGTCTGTTGCGGCACCACCGGATGCTGTTGTGAGGTCTTCCCCCGATGCGAGAGTTGTCTCAGTCGTATACGCCGGGGTCTTTACTGACCATACAACAGTTGAAATCGTAGCTGTATCGAGGTACCGTGACCAGTCCACACTGTAATCTAAGTTTTCATCGGGGTCTTTAAAAGGCCATTGATATGCCATTAGTCTACCTTCACTGTTCTATCTGCTGATGTGGTTCGTCGTTCGACGATAGTCACGTTTCTCACATAAAAAGGTACGTAGAGAGTTCTGTATACTGAAGAAAACTCTTCAACATAAATGTACCGATCTTCATATGGAATGTTCACAGTACGTTCTTTCGTTGTGGTACTCACTAAGCGGCCCGTCCAATGTAAACGGTTCGACGTCTATCGTACTGCTCTCTAAACGCCGCGTAGTCAAATTTTTCACCAGTGAGTGTTAAATCTGCGTTGATACTTCCTACAGAAGAAATTTCTGGTAATTGAAGTGTAGATTCTGCGCGGAGTGTAATTGCGTCTGAGACGTTTCCTACGCCTGCTACACCGACGATTGTCTCTACACGTATACCTACCCCTACAGAAGCAATGCTACCCTCAGCAGGGGCACTCTCGAGGACCTCAGAGAGGTGTACTGTAACACCGGCCACATTACCGTCGGTAGATACCGCTGTAACGACCTCCGTTACATTCGGTTTGACTGTACCGACAGCCGCTTCACCGGCAACACTTTCGAGTTCTTCCGTCGGTTTCTCTTCGACGGTAGTAACAACTCCCTCGCCAGCAACACCCTCTACGACAATGAGTGAATTTGCGTGGGGGATAATAGATGCAACAACGCCATCTGCGGCAACACTCTCGAGGACTTCCGCAACATTGACTTGTACTGCGCCAACTTTTCCGGTGCCTACTGCCTCTTCAGAAATAACTTCCGAGACATCAATCTCGAATCCGCCGGCAACAACAGGAGCGATAGCTCCGGCACCCGCTACACTCGCTAGGACTTCAGTTACGTGGACTGTTACTGGAGAAACAGCCCCGGCTGAAACGGCCTGATCAAGGTTACTAACAATGATCTTGCCGTAGACTGCTGTACCATAGACACCGGTACCGTAGACGGCGGCGTTTACAGTAACAGCCATATCTTATTCCTTACGCCGGCGTATCAATACGGATAACAGCAGTTGCTCCCGGAGCAGGAAATTCTATAGTCAAATCACCGGCTGTCGCTGAGACAGTACCCCCAAAATCAATCACGCAGATTGCTTTGTTACCTTGAGAAGAATTGTAGATAATACACCCATCGGCAGAAGTTGTGACATCTGCAAATACTTCGTCTGTAAAATCGACGTAGGCTGTTGTTCCTGATGTCGCAATGGTGGCTCCATCGAGAGTTTGCCCACCTGCTGAATAGTTTGTTCCGGAAGACTCATCCGAGTTACCCGTTACGTCAGAATAGTTTGTTGTAGCCGCACCGTATGTTCCAGCAGGGGATGCTTTGATTAGTGCAAGCTTAATTACATCAGTATCTAAATCATGAACTCCACCGAAAAGTTCTTGTTTGAAACTCGTACACATTGCGGTCGTGATTGCCATGTCTTATACCCACTCTCCGGTTTTCATCGCCTGTGACAGACGCTCGGCCCGCCTACCCACTTGTTTTGCCCAACGGGAATCCATCATCTGTGCCGATGCTTCGTCCCAATCTTCTTCTTCAATTGCGGCCCACATGTTCTGGAATTTCATGAGGATCGGTAGACCTACATTGAAACCCATGTCAACAAGCACACGCTGACGAACAGAATCAAGTCCAGCCACTTCGGGTTTTCTCTCAAGAAGTTCATCTTCTACAATCTTGATGTCGTTCTTTAGGAGGTACCGTGCTTCGTCTTCCGTGATACCACGGTCCTCGATGTTGCGACCAACTCCGATGGTCAGCTTGTCTGCGGTACACTGGTAGGGCTTGAGTTCAAGACCTTCGTGATCAATCAGTTGATCTTCCAGTGCTGTCATATCGTATTTCATTACCAATTTTTACAACTCCAGTATCTTGCGGTGAGTTTATCTTTTGCCGTATCACACTTGTGTCTAGCCCTAAATGACTTACGACGCTCAGGATCAGACTTCTTGATTGTCATGTTGGGATCACCAAAACGAATAAGGCGAACCTTGTCCCCTACTTTTGCGAGGACTGCAAACTTCTTTGGACCATTGGGAGTTCGCTTTGGCTTGTTGTATCCCGCAAACTTCTCACCACGATACTCAATTGCCACGTGACTTACTCCATCTTTCTGTGTAACCGCCCTCAGCGGCACGGTATCGTGCTGTCTTCTCCGCAATCTTCTTAGGCTGGGCTACGAATTGTTTCCCTTCTTTTTTTCCTTCCCGCTTTGCTCGACTTGTTGCGGCGTACTCTTGGGGGGAGAGGGACTCTCGTGCTTTCTTTGGTAGGTACCGCTCACCGGTCGCCTTCGGACCCTGTGTCGATGGCTTGCCACTTTTGGTTCCCCAATCTTCTTCTGTCCAGTTCTTCAGAGACTTCTGCGGGGCTTTCATGATGTGTAACCACCGCCAGCGTCTTTGTATTGCTTCGCTACCATCTGGGCTTTGCGGGCTGACCACTGTCCGGGTGATCCCCCTTTCCCTCCGGCTTTAACTCGGTTGAAGATTCTTTTACGTAGCTCGGGCTTGGTGTAGTTGCCTGCTTCGTTGACACGGCTTTCTCCACCAGACGCCATACGAGTTCTTGACCACCGTTCTGTGTAACCACCCATCGCCTTTTGATCACGTGATTTACCTGCCTTGGATAGAGCGATGGCAACAGCTTGCTTTTGGGGCTTGCCACGTTCCATTTCACTACGGATATTTTTAGAAATTGTTTCTTGAGAGCTACCTTTCTTCAGTGGCATACTATGATCCTACAGGATTGAAGAATTCTTCGACGGTACAGAAGGCATCGGTATCCGGAACTCCGGAACCTGCTGTACTTGTTGTTTCTACAGTTATATAATCCCCAGCTTCAAGGACAATAAATGCGTTATCAATCTTGATAAACTCCCCCTGACTTAAGTTTGTACCGCCAATAATAAAAAAGCTAGTAGCTACAGATGCTCTGTACCACTGTACGTCAATATCACTGGCATTGCTTGAAGCATTCGTAATGAACAGCAGACTCATGTGTGCCTTTGCATTGGCAGGACATGTGTACAAAGTTAAAGGCACATCATCTG